TGGTAAGAACAAAAAAGAAATAGCAAAGGAGCTGAACGATAAGTATTCTACAGTTGAGCATTACTTTAGAAAGCTAGGTAGTGATTTCTTTTCTATACCCTCAGAGGAGCATTGGCCTCAGTTAAAAGAAATACTTAGTATTACAACAGATAAGTTTGATAAACAGATCATGGAGTTTGAATACAGAGACGGTGTATTTGAAAGCACACAAAGAGTTTACAGTGATCAAGGTAAATCGCCTACGCTTACTGCATCAAACAAAGAGCAGATGATAGAAACTAAGCCTAAACAAGTAGGCGTTGCAGTAGACATCAACGGACATGACATACTCAAACGAGTCTATAGTCCAGATGGTAAGTCGCCTACAGTAAACACCTGTCAAGGTGGTAATAGAGAGCCAAAGGTAGTAACAGGTGGTGCTTTTAGAGGTAGAGCCTACGATAAAAACGGTAAACGCATGGATAAGGATGGTGTATCGGTTGCTAACAAAACAAAACAGATGCTTGAACTTAGACAAGATAGTAAATCAAATGCTATTACAACAGTTGGTAAGGATAGTGTGGCAGTATTTTCTGAAGAAAGAATTAAAAAATTTAAAGAAACTTTAAAAAATAATCCACAACCATCAGCAAACGGAATAATACAATTAAACAACCCAAGCCATTCAAGTGGCAGGGTGTATTCTCCAAAAGGTAAATCTCCAACATTGATGGCGGGCAATAGTGGTGGCGGTAAAGAGCCTGTAAAAATTAACCATGACCTAACATGGCGTAAGCTAACACCGTTGGAGTGTGAAAGGTTGCAGACAGTTCCAGATAATTACACAAATCATGTATCAAACACGCAAAGATATAAGATGCTTGGCAACGGTTGGACTATAGAAGTAATCAAACATATCTTTCAAAACATGGAGAGAGAATGACTGAATGGCATGGTGGCAAGGGCAGTCGTGATCGCACAAAAGATCGTGATAAATTTGATGAAAACTTTGAGAAAATTTTTAACAAAAGAAACATAGATATAACTAAACTTAAAAATGTTTGGGAAGAAAAATCTACAAAAAAGGAGAGAAAGTGAAGACAAAAAAGTGCATAAAATGTAACAAGTTTTATAGGTTAGATTTCTATAGAACAAAGCAAAAAAATTACAAAGTAAAGCACAATGACACTTGTAAGAATTGTGAGGGCGATTGTACAAAAATTATACAAAAACGGCTGTGCAATGGAGAAAAGCCGAATTGCACACCCCCCTCTGTATCATGCATTCTTATAGGGTTTAGGTGGTTGTGCAGTTGTGCAGTTGCACATGCCTGCACATACGCACAGGCACGCCTGAAAGCCCCATTCTTACAGGTACGTGCAGTTGTGCGGTTGTGCATCTCTATAGAGAACTATAGAAAGGTGTGTATTAACATACACCTTTACTTAGGAGAGATAGGGTTCTCTAAGAGAAATATAGTGAGAATTTAGACATGACAGGAAATAAAAAAATAACAAAAAAACAGGAGAAATTTATTGATCTCATGGTGTACCAGGATTACAACCAGACTAAGTGTGCTCATCTTGCAGGATATGAGAATCCAGGTGTTGCTGCGACTAGGTTATTGAGTGAGCCAAACTATGAACACGTGCAAGAGAAAATCAAGGATCTCAAAGCTGTGCAGAGGAAGAAGAATGAGATTACTTTTGAGGGCATAGCGAATAAGTTAGCAGAGATAAGAGATGTGTCCTTAGCTGATGGGAGTTATGGGCCTGCGGTTACAGCAGAGATTGCCAGGGCTAAACTTGCAGGCCTTATGGTAGATAGGAAGGAGCTGAAGATACACAAGATAGATAACATGAGCAGAGAGCAGTTGGAGAGTAGGTTGCAAGAGTTGGTCTTGCAGAATCAGATCATACTTGGTAAGGCAGAGGTGGTAGAAGATGATAAGACTATTGAGGATCAGTCTGATCCAGAATAGCCTTAACTTTATCTTCTGCGTCCTTTAACTTGCGTTCACAATACTTTGCGACCTTGACACCTTTCTCAAAGTTTTCTATCGATTGTTCAAGTGATATGTCATCTTGTTCCAAAAGTTTGACTAGCTTTTGTAACTCCGATAATCCTTTTTCAAACGACATTACTTTTCCTGGAACAAGCCATAGACCATAAGTAATACTATGCCTACGACTGCGAATAAACTCATGTCCATTATGCTGTCCTCTGAACTGTATATTTTTTACTGATAGGATCTCTCCAAAAACAGAACTTGCGTTCTTTGAAGTTCTTGGTGTAGAAATTCATTCGGTATTTGTAGGCCTCTTTTTTAGTAAGACCTGTTATTGCGTCCCCAATCTCTAAGCTGTTAAGTGCTTGGGTAAATGCGTTCCTGTATTTTTTCCTGTCGCTTACGATAGGAACATCTTTAGTTATTTTGTAGTTCATTCTCTCTCCTTAATTTAATTAATTCGCTTGATCTAAAAACTAATCTAGCTTCTTCATTTTCTTCACACCAACTATCGTCATCATCAAGTATTACAAATTTATTCCAAACATCATGCCCAATAACAGTTCCTGTAATTTGTTGATCTATAACTTTAACTCTATCTCCAATACTAATTTTCATTCTCTCTCCTTATGATAAATATTCTTCTAAAATTTCACGATTGTCTGATCGTTTTATTAACACTTCAAAGAGTGTATTTAATGGCGTTAATTGATTACTAAATACATCATCTTTAATGGTATCTAGTAATTCATATATTAATTCTTGATCAGACATTTCTTTTGGCAATATTATTTTTGCTATTTCTCTACTCATTCTCTCTCCTTTTTTTATCAAATAGTTTTCTTTGTTGTTCATGTTCTTCAACTTGCATCATGTCTATTAGATCTTCTGTCGTGTGAGGACTTGGAATCTTTTGTTCATGGTTAGTGTTAGACCATTGGATAAGTTCGCTATCATCTTTGTATATGATTTGAGTTTTCCAAGGCTTGTCTTTGCTTTTGCGTTCGTGCAGTAGCATCTTGATACCTTTTCTCCATTCCTCCAAGAGAATGAGTTTGCGTTGTTGATCCACTTTATCTTTATACTGTGTCATCGTTCAGCTCCTCTATTGGCTTTCCATAAACCATAATTTTAAATTCATAATCATCAATATCTTTAACCTTACATAAAGTGTATTCTCCTGAACTTGTATGTTTGTCTATATCTTCTTTTGACCAACCACTTTGACCACAACTAACATAAGACCAATCGTTATCTCCAAAAATGTTATAACATTGTTCATCTACTCTTTGTTCTACTGTCATGTTTTCTAATTCAGACCTCGGAACATCTAAAGCATCAGTATATAATTTAATTACTTTAATCATTTGACACCCTCAATATCTTTGCGAAGTCATTACAGTTAAAACAGAAACCATTACGATTTGCAAAGTCTGTTATTGGGCTACCACTTTGATCGTGTGTAGCCACATTTAAAGACTTACATTCTTGGCAATATGGTTTTTGGTTTTTAATCCACATTTGTTCATAGAACATATCTGCGTTCTCATAGTCTTGTTGTGCGTGTGAGATTATGCTATCAATCATAAATTCAATTTTGATTTTATTGTTAATCAGATTAAGCAAGACATCTATTTCTGCGTTGCTATCATACTTTTCAAGCCATGCGTTTAGATCCTTAATGTTTATATCAAGCATTTGCACACTCCTCTTTCATGGTTTGTGTTGATAACTTTTCTAATAACCAATGTTGCTTTCCTCTATCTGCTGTTTCAAATTTCATGGTGTTGAAATCTAAATATATCCAACAATCTAAATCATCATTCCAGATAATTTCAACGAAATCTTTTTGAAAATACCAACGACCATTAATGAGAAGTTCATCACATTTTTTAATTAATGTTTCTCTATCCATTTGCTTTCTCCTTATCTGTTTCCGTGCGTTCATCTGCCCATAAACCCTCATTTGATCCACAGTCTAAACATAAATTCTTTTCTGCAATTACATTCCTACTGCCACAACACATGCAACATAAGGGCATGTTAGCTATTTCTTGCCAACTGTATGACTTATCCATTTGCTTTCTCCCCTATCTCTTTTCTAAATTGATCTTCACTCATTAATCCATTATCAATAA